TGATGATTTTATAAAAATTATGATAAACATTTTTGCTTCCATCAATCCCTAAATCCTCATAAGTATAGTCAGGCTCCCAACCAACGAGTACTTTTTTATTTTCAACCTCAACCTCCTCACAACTTGGATTCTTAACAAACCATTCTAAGAACTCGTTGTCAATAGATTGCACCCCTATTAAGTCTGGGTCTGTTGTTAGGATGATTTTTTTGCCATTTTCAGTTTTCCAATTACCCAATTTAAATAATGTATATGTATCTAAATCAATACACCAATCCCCTTCTTTTATTTCTTCATCAGAAGTGATGTAGATGTGTCTGTTAGTAAAATTTGGGGAGTTAGTATATAATTGATTTGTCAAGCAATATTCACCACTTGACTTTAAACTAAACCTACTTGGTTTATCTGTTGGTAATACGTGTATGTTTTTCATAAGTTATTTGTTAAAGGTTTCGTTGTAGTATTGTTCTGCTATGTCTTGATAACCAACAAGTCGTTTAGATTCATGATGGCATCCAACACCAAAAGCATCCATTATCTGCTGCTTCTCCATTTCTTTGGCTTGGTCTATTAGTTTCAAATAGTCTTCAACCTTAATTGAAATTTGTATTCTTCCAATGCTTACATTTTCCCAAGATTCACCTTGTGCCTCGAGTTGCTCTATAAATAACTCTACTGCCGTTTGTTGCTTGTTGTTGTTCATAGTTTTTTGTCGATTATAACCGTTTTTATTTATACATAAAAATAAGTATAATATTTCAAAATACCAAATTAAACTTCTCGCACATTTCCATGAATTGCTTTTACTGTCGGGAAACGCAAGCTCCAGGAACCTAACTGATTTTGCGTTTCTTGAAAATATTTAACGGTTATAATTTTGTTAAGTAATTCATCTGGATTAGTTTTAAAATATTCTCTTTCATCAATACTAAAGCCTGATCCTACTGACACTCGGTTACCTTTATGTTCAATTACGACATTAGAAAGAACTTCTTTAGTTACTTCTAACCCGTTTTCGATCATTCTAAAAGGCCCAAATTCTAAATCAATTACTTTATATTCCGCGTCTTTGAAAGATTTACATTTGAGCATGTTCTTGCTTCTTTTACCTTCATATACTGCATCAGTTTTACGTAAAATAAGACCTTCCCATCCATTTTGATCTGCTTGATTCATCATTTCAATATAATGAGCTTCATCTGCTATTGTAGTTTGTCGTACTACTTCTAAATGGTTAAATCCTTTTTCTTTTGCATTATATAAGTATGCGTTCAATTCAATATATCTGCTAGAGTATGGAGTTTTACCTAACTTGCTTCGAAAAGTACTACCTTCAATTATGTCAAATATAAGATACTTAGGATTGTCTATAGTATGTTCTTTTCGACGAATTTGTTTCATAATACCCTGAAAATCTTCATTTCCATTAGCATCTGTAAGACAAATTTCCCCGTCTAAGACCTTATCCTTCATTCCTAGCTTTTCAATCTCAGAAATTACTTTTTGTAAAGTTTCAAATTGATTACCTTGACGACTCCATAATGTCACATGGCCCTCGTTATCAATAATTGCTAGACATCGAACCCCATCTAACTTTCTAGAAGCTACAAAGGCATCTTTATTAAAATCTACATGAACCTTATCGAAATCAGTGGCTAATGCACAATCAAAAGTAGGAATTAGCCCTGGAATAACTTTATTAATTAAACTATCACCCATTCTAATTTCCAAATCCTTACCAATTATCTTATAAATAAGATCTTTGTATTCTTCATTGCGATAACAAAAGTCATTTACTGAATTAATAGCTTTATGACCAGTAATTTCACGTTTGCGAAGCGCATCTAACATCTCAAACAAATCGTTAAATACATACAATGAACCTAAATCATCATTGTAATATTTTTCTAAATTGCTTGGCGTAACATAATATTGATGCATTGGATTGTATGTATAATACAATACTTTTTGCACGAATTCATCGTCCTTGTATTTAGACAATATTTTCTTTTTATCGTTAATTGAATTTGTAGCGTTCAATTCAATAATTAATGAATGTATAATATGCAGGTTTTTCATACCTAAATATATGTAAAATTACAATAACTACCAAATATTCTTTTACATTGTTGCATAATTATTATAAAGATATTATGGTACTACTACAAGCAGAATCGTTAGGTGTATTTGAGACACTATCACAATACGGAGCATTGGGTGTAATCACATTAGGTCTAGGCTCAGCATTGTGGTTTATGTTAAAGCGCCAACTACAATCAGAAGATACATTAAAAAAACAACTAGAAGAACTTCAGAAAGAAATGACTGACTACATTCGTGGAGATCAGCAGCATTTAAAAACTAGTATTGATAATAATACTGAAGCGCTTCGTGATCTAAAAGACATCATTTTAGAGGATACAGCCCCTAAACGTACAACAACCCGTTCACGTACAACTCGTAAAAAATGAAAATAGGTAAAGGTACAGTTATGCTAGGTCTTCTAGGTGGAGGTTTAGCTTTAGTATTAGGTCAATTAAGCCATATAGGACATAAACATCAGGTTACAGTAGAAACTGTAGCTGAAGTTGTTCAAGAAAACGAAGAAATCAAACATGTAAATGATACTTTGGTTGCGACTACAAAAGAACTCAAACAAGTAATCCAACAGAAAGATGAACAAATTCACCAACTTGATTCAATCGTTCAAGAAGCTATTGCCCCTCCAGCTCCTGTTCGTAAGCGTATTAATGACGACACCATTCCAGGCAAAAAATTCACTATCGGCGCAATATCCGATAACTAAAGTACTAAGAGGCGATACAGTAGTTATCATGCTAAAATCTCAAGCAGATGAGATTAACAGAGTATTTGCGGCCCAACGAGAAAAGATACAAGAAACGACTCTGACTACAGTTGTATTAAACACCAACATCGACAGTTTATACAATTGGCTAACAGTAGCAGCTAAATACAACGCTTTATTATATACCACCAATGACAGTACATTGCAACTTATCAATTTGCAATACCATACCTGGTACATTAAACGCAACAGCACTATAGTATTAAAACGAATACCTGCTCGAAACCGCGCGCATTGGAATTATCTATGGTCTACCGAACCAGACTCTATGCACGCCCCTATAGATTTATTCAAATCAATTCGCGCGAAATACACCTTACGCATTGATACAGTGCCTAAATTGAACTAACCGTTACGTTGCGGTCCGATTCAATTTCACCATCACATACGATCCGTAATCGGTAAATTTCGCCATTGGAAATTCCCGCGTTAACAAAGACTGATAGATACGCGCTTTGGCCGTACGTTCACCTTCGCGAGTACCTAACCCTGAAGGATCGTATACAACAGTCGTTATTTCTGAACGAGTGCGAATAAACTCGGCTATTTCGCGCGTTATTGCACGAAGCACGGTAATAGCATTGCTGCTAGTAACGCGTGTTTTCATACCTGTAATTTCATGAGTGAACGATATGGAAAGAGTAGGGCTTGTGAGCTCGCATTCTATAGTATACGATTCATTGGCAATGGTAATTGTTCGTATGTATACATTGCGTTTCCGTACCCATTGCGATTCAGTCAGAATGCGAATTAACTTCATGATTTTTTACGTATAAATATCGTAGTAGATGAATTAACTGATGCGAATATACGACCTGGCGATCGAGTTGATATAGATATTAGGTGGTATAGGTACTAGTCGTTATAGGTGCTAGGTGGTATAGATACTAGATATTATAGGTAAGGGTTCTTTAAGGGTACCTTAAATCAAAAACCAAGGTCTATATGAAAAAAGTTAACGCTTCATTAAAAATTAGATATTGGCCGGTCGCCCGCCGATAGATCGCTTGGTTTTTAAGGTAATTCAACCCTTGTTCTTCTAGGGGTATTTACCGTATCTACCCTTGATTTTCTAGGGTATTTACCGTATCTACCCTTGATTTTCTAGGGTATTTACCGTATCTACCCTTGATTTTCTAGGGTATTTACCTTATTTACCCTTGATTACCCCTTGATTTTTCTGCTCATACCCCTTGATTTTTCCGTATCTACCCTTGATTTCTACCCTTGATTTTCTAGGGTATTAGTTAGAGCGATATATACGTGCTGTTTCTTTCAATCCTGAGACATCTGAAAACGCTACTGCTTCTATATATGAAGACCAATATCTAGCAAAATGTTCTGTATACTCTTTATTAGTGATGCAAGTTGGAATCAATGTTAATTCTTCTGCTATTCGTTGACCTTCGATCCATGCACTATATTCCTGTTCTAGAATAAGCGCTTTGTTAAATGACGAGCTACGTCCCTTTGCGAATCGAGATTCAGGNTGCACTATATGTCCTAGCTCGTGCAATAACGATATCAATTTAACTTTTCCTTTGGAGTTTGNTGGATAATATACTATACGATCGATTCGATCTACAGACCAGGTATTTGACGATTGCAAGGTATATCCTTCTTCTTCAATATACCATTCTACCATTTCAATTGCATGCTCTATTGTCATTGCGGTAATTTACTATATCTAAAGATAAGAAATTAATACTATAGAACCAAATGCATTTGTAGTCAGGACAGGATTCGAACCTGCAATCGGGTTTCTAACTGGTGTCCCGTCCCCAGAGCGTCTACCAATTCCGCCACCTGACTAATATAAAAAAACCACCTGTCCACTCCAATTGTGGAATACCCAACTTACGACTTTTACCATAAGTTCTTAGTACATTCATTCAAACCTAAACACTTCTTGGATAGTGTTGATAATCCCTTTATTAGAAGTCAAGGTGTACCGTCTATTATCTGTTTGTAATGAATCAGGTGGTTTTATTATTTCAAAAAACTTAATTAGTAGTCAGGACAGGATTCGAACCTGTATAAATGGATAGGTAACCATTCTCCTATTTTAAGTTTGGCAACTCAATCTATTTTTTTAGCACGTCTACTTGCGTCTACCAATTCCGCCACCTGACTATTTTTATTTAAATCTATCTTTAATCTCTTTTATCTCATCATCAGATAATGCCCAAGCAAATCCTAATATGATAAATGCGAATAAACCTAATATTATTATTAACATAACTTTATTATTAAAATGTTAGTAGTCAGGACAGGATTCGAACCTGTACGTCTCTTATTTTTAAGTTGATTACTGAGACTACTCAACTAAAGGTATAATAGCGTCTACCATTTCCGCCACCTGACTATGTTGAGGATGAGAAGTCCTCTGTGCTGTAGTGTATTTAGTTGATTAGACGATTTATCACTATTTCTGTCTTAATATTCCTTTCTCAAGGGAACAACACTTAGTAGTCAGGACAGGATTCGAACCTGCATTTATCACAATATTTTGTTTAGCGCTTACCATTTCGCCACCTGACTATGTTTTAATAATATGGTATCACATCATTTTCGATACACCATAAATAATACTCTTTGTTATCAATGTAATAATCTTTCATTTGTTTTTAATTTTAGTTA